TAGAAAACTAGGATATTTGATAAGCTTCCTATAGCTTAGTTCCACGATGTTTCGTGGCTAACGTCGGGCGTTATATAATCACCAACGAAAGTGCTGGTAGTTGTAGGCGCATAGACATACGGGATGGCAATGCCACGCCATACGCCCATGGTAAAATCTTCGCCAGCGGCACAATAAAGAGTCGTAGCAAAGGCATTGACTATATTAGTCGCGGAATTGGGAGTAGCCGTCTTGTGGATACTGACAGTAAGTGAGTGTCCACAGCCTGGGCCTATACCTAACGGCGAATTGTAGTCTTGAGCATTCGTACAAAACTTACGCGAAGAATAAAAAGGCACTTCATACTCCAAAGCCTTCTCTTCATTAGAGTTTAAGTAACCAAGTTGAGCACCGGCTTGAAACAAATGACCGGCACTAACAGGATTGCCATACACAGAAGAATCCATAGTAGCAACTTGTACGCCACCATGGTCCGCATTGCCACAATTACGCGAGTCAAAATGCACCTGATCAGAGTCCGTACGCGAAGCCGTAATGACACCATGGAACGACGGATCAATGGTAGTAACGGCCTTGTATCTATAACTGCCGCGCTTACCAAGAAAAGCATTCCCGAGATAATTGAAGAGCGTAGTAGAACAAAGATTGGCATCATCCCAAGCTCCAGTAGTAGCAAACAACCCGTTCCCGTACGGCAAAGAACCGGGCTCCATGGGATAAATCGGCAAACTATACTTCATAGAAAAAGACTTGTTGACAGCCAACGCCGGCTCTCCGAAAGGCGCCAAAGTGATAGTATGGACGTATCGTTTCATCAAGGGTCTAAAAGACACAACCGGATCACCAACAAAGACGTCATGGAATTGGTCAAAATTCTTAACATCGAAGAAAGCGTGAACTTCATTCTCGATTTCGGTGTCAGCAATCGAATGATCACCTTGACGAACGTAATTTGAAGTGTAAGCGTATTTGTCAGTCGGGACGGCTAATTTATAATCTGGTCCCGCTCGGACCCAAATAAGAATGTAAGCGTCATTGACCGCTTCGGGAGACGTGAGTTCATTCTGCACAATCAAGGAAAAGGCGCCATTCCCATCAGACCCGACACTAGCAGCATACGCTTCTTTCATGTCGGCATATGCCGTGGGTTGAACCCACGGAATTTGAAACGTGTGCGTCTTGGTATCAGATACTTCTAAAATGTGATTGAAAGTAGTATTAATTTCACCAGTACCGACTGTGTTAAAAGCAGGGTCCCACTGAAAGCGGAGACGGCCTCTGTGATATTTCGATGCGATGATCTGAATCTTGATTTCAATACTTCCCGACCAAAAGCGGAATGGTATCGAAGCAAAATAGAGTGGAGATAACACGTTAGGTTTATTGCCTGGAGCAGTGGCAAGGGCGCCGATCCCAGGATTGACGGTGTCGGAATAGAGGACCGTATTAGTTGAGCTACCAACGGGCCACGCGACGGATTTGACGCACGACCACTTGCCAGCAATTGCTTGAATCGAGAGTTCATCTGCGCCATCGCTATTTCCGAAGATGCGAGGATCGATAGACAATGTCTGATCCTGCATGACAGCGAGCGACGCTGAATTATCCACGCCGTCGGTGTTCGCCATATTACCGGCAAGGGTCTTCGTGATCGTTCGTGCAACAGTGAGATCGCGAGGGCGACTGTAACCAAAGAACTTTGCAAAGTCGGAAGCAGAAGATGCAAACGACGACGCAGCAGTTGCGTATGGACCAATCGTCGGGACGGTTGTAAGATAACCTGCCCAACGAGAGGCGAGCCTAAGCGGTCCGGAAATAAAACCCTCCTTAGAGGCTTGAGTACCTTCACTCATCTGAGGTACAAAAACTCGAGGAACCAAGTTCTGTATAGGCACGGACAAGATCGGATTGATCAAGTGTGCGTAAATGTTGACCGTAATGGCATCGACAGTACCGGAAGCCGAGTTGAGATCGACCAACGACGCTAAAGACAATGTACCACACGAAGCATACTCTTCTCGCGTCAAATCTATATACGCTTCGGGAAGAATCATCGGGCAACAAAACTCTGCTGTGTTGGAGGTAGCAGCGTTAATGAGCGCATGAGGACAAGTAGTCAGCTGAAAGACGTTTCCAGAGATCTTTCGCGACTTGTTATACCCCGGTTGATAAGCAGCCACAAGTAGCCCGTAATGGAACGGGGTACCGTTGATCTGAATCTTAAGGTGTAAATCTCCTCGTAACGCTTTATATCGAAAAATCAACGAAGCGACCATAGGACTGTTCAAGAAAAGAGTCCAAGGGTCGATGTTGACTTCGGCGAAGGCGCCAGCAGTCCACGTCGTAGTATAAATACGCGTCGGTCGCATAAGAAAGGAATCAAACGGACCGGCATTGGCTCCCGGAACAACCAAATCTCTAATAGATGGTGTTGAAGGAGCGAGATCACTCTCGTCTACAGGCGCGAGAGAATCAAATGTGACGATATCATGCTCAGAAGGAGCAGCAGCAATCGTCGTGTCGTCTTGTGGGTTTGCCACTCCGGCAGACGGCATCGGAGTGGAAATATTATTATGTTCAGTAGTAAATCAATTAAATAAAAGATAGCAGTCCCGATTCAAGGACTACTTCAGTTTTGTGACAATAGTTTTAGCTATCGCCTTCGGAGCGCGAATGTGTCAAGTTCACTTATATAACTCTTTAAAAGAAGGCGAAGGTATCCGGAATATCACGGACACCGCATGGCGTAAGCATACACCTCGTCTACCTTCTGCTTAAGTAACAACTTAGAGAACCCGTCCGAAGAGAGGTACTGTAAAGGTGTAATGACCGTACGCAACAAACGCGCACGATGATCGGCCATCGAAAAAATCGGGAGGGCCGTAAATTCGCCCGTAAATTCCTTACGGAACGCCGCAACCAAAACGTCATACCATACGTCCGTAGCACCACAAGGATGAGCCGCCAAGTAAAAACCCACATTGTCCACCATCATCTTGAGTTGGGACGACGTAGTTTCAAAAGCCGACGGGATAAACCATTGGGCTTGCTTAGCGATAGATTTTAAAGCCAACGGAGCGAAACAATAAGAATCGCGCCATACAAAATGCCTTTTAAGAAACGAAATCTTCTCCCACGGAACAAACGCGGTCGGAACGGCAGTTTTAGTACCGGGGGTAATCGGCATGTTGCGCTCGCCTAAAAATTCTTGCCAAAAGAAGAAATTGAACCCCGCGGTATCGACGGAAATAATACCGTCGTCGCCGTAAATCGAAACGTAATATTTCGGACGCACACCGTACTTCGCCTCGTAAGCGTCTATAGCTTTAACCACCATAAGAGCTTGCGCGATCGAATTCAACCACGCAGTTATGGTAGCACCGGACGGCAACCCGTTGGTCACCGTGTAAACTCCCGTGTTGGAATAATACGGCAAGTTCATTTGAGCTCGAAACACATTAAGCATCACCCAAAACCATGGCAATCCGCAAATGGTATCGGACGGATCGTAGTAATGCTCCATGAACCGTAGAAACATCCAAAAAACGGCGGCGGTGGTATGACAATTATGCGTCTTGTCGAACTTTCGAAAATCGTAATCGAAATGATACGGAAACTTCTCGTGAACGGTCGCAATAGCCGCCCATTGCTCGGAGTCCGCTTTCACCCCGATCGCTACTCCGGTATCGAGAAAATGCATCTGTAAAAGTCGAAAAATCGGAAGAAGACCGCGGCGAGAGAGATCGTTGTGTTGAAACGGAATAACCGCAAACATCCGAGGGTTCTTCGTAGGTTTCGTCGGAGCATCTTTAAGACAACAATCGGCAATGATGCCGGGATTGGTACCGTTAACCAAAGCCTGAGCCACAAAAGCCACGGAATTCCGTGCTTCGGCCGTATATCGAACGTTGTTCAAAGTAGGGTCGCCGGTAACGAGTTGGGACTTATCACCTCGCAACGGTAAACCGCATCCCGTAGTACGCTTAAAAGCATACATGAAATCGACCCCATCGATGCCGTTAAGGCTTTCGGCTTCTTGTAAAACATGTCCCGTACCGGCGGGGATGAAGCGCAACCAATCGTCTGACAACTTTTTTGCGGCCGACATCATCTCTTCGCGGGAAAAAGTAGAAGCGCAATCCTTGTACTCTAGTAAACTAATTGTTTCGTAACATACATACTCTCCGGAAGAATTCCGAAAACGCTCTAATCGCGGAACGACAGTCCCGGAGTCGGGCATAAGGTGCGACACGTAAGGCCATAACGGGCCCGGCACAATGCGTGACGGCATCTTACGCTGCGGGTAAGCGATCGAGCCCAAAAACCGTACAGGCGGAACGGAAAAAGCTTCGGGCGCCCAATGAGCCGCGGCGTGTCGAGACGGCGCGGGGTCAATGTGACGATCGGCCGTAAGCTTAAGACCGTTCTTCGAAAGCGACAAAGTGAGCGGTTGATACAAAATCAGGGCAGCCCAATCTAGCTGTGTAGGGACGTCTTCAAAACACAAAAGTTCCGCTAAACCGCTGCTACCTCCACTAGCTTGATCCCCATACGCATGCACTCCCACAAAAACGGGTGACCCTTGTCCGGCTGTGACAAGAACGGGGACACCACAATCTCCGGGGTGGGTATCGACAGTGTATCGCAACATATTGCGCTTGGTATCGGGCTTATCTCCCCGGTTCACAAGGGCCGGAACGACTTCCGGAAACTTAACCGGAATGGGTAGGCCCACAAGGGTCGCCTTGCCGAAGCCCACATAAGTGGCAACGGATTTAACGGGCAACAACCAAGTAACGTCTTTCACCAACATTTTGTCAACACGAAAGAAACACACGTCTCGATTCCGATGGATAAGATACGGAGTGAATTGCATGTTGAGCTCGCGAACCGTAAGACCATCCGAAGAACGCAACGTAACCATTTCTTTGCGCTTAGCGGCGGCGACAACAAAATGGGCCACCGTAACAAAAACGGAGCCACAAAGACCCACGGCACGAACGGACGAAGACGATGACATCGTCAACGTATACACGTTACGCTCCAATCGCTGCACGGCGACATCGTAAGGGAGGGCCCGCGACTTGTTGGAGATCGGAACGGACACGGCCGCGGGAGCATAGAAGTTGCCTTCGGACTTATCCTCATCTCGCATGGTCTTTATCCAATCGCCGTATTCCGAGGCCTGAGCGTCGAAACCTTTCGATCGGAAATCGCTAAAACGAAGCGTACCGCCGAGGGGGGGCGCGGAAACAACATCGACACGCGTGCGCGGAGTTCGTTTGGCAAGCCACGCCAACGCCGCAGCCAC